CAAAGTAAACGATTGGGAACGAAAAAGAAAAATGTTTCCCAGTCACGATCCACTGAAGATGATTTAGTACCTATTTTAGTTGATGAAATGTTGCCTGGAGATACGTTTAATCTTAAGCTTCATGCTTTTGTTCGTATGACAACTCCTATATATCCAATTTTAGATAATTTACATTTGGAAACATTTTTCTTTTTCGTTCCCAATCGTTTACTTTGGGACAATTGGGAAGCGTTTAATGGAGCACGTACAGGTCCTGGCGATACGGATACTTCGACGCAGTATACTGTTCCGACTATTACGAGTGCTGCGGGTGTATCAGAAGGCTCGTTAAGTGATTATATGGGTATTCCTACCCAAGTTGCTGGTCTTACTTTTAATTCTCTTCATCATCGTGCTTACAATCTTACGTATAATGATTGGTTTAGAGATGAGAATCTTATTGATGAGATAACTGTTGATACTGGTGATGGCCCTGATACTGAGTCTAATTATGTCTTAAAGAAACGTGGTAAGCGTCATGATTATTTTACTTCTTGCTTACCTTGGCCACAGAAAGTGTTTACTACTGGTGGTAATGCTACATCTGTTTCTTTACCTTTAGCAACTACTGCACCTATTCAATTGAAAAATGGTGGTATTGCTGGTCAACTTGTTCGTAAAGTTAGTGATGCTACTATAGAACCTAATGAAACTGGATTTACAACTAATGCTGGTGCAGCTCTTAATTCTAGTCCTTATGGTTCTCCTGTTAATATTGATGTTTCTACATCTCACGAAGTTGATTTAGCTTCTGCTACTGCTGCTACTATTAATGATATTCGTTTAGCGTTTCAGACACAGAAGTTGTATGAGCGTGATGCGCGAGGGGGAACTCGCTACACCGAAATCCTCTATCAACATTTTAAAGTTCAGTCACCCGATAGCCGATTGATGCGTCCAGAGCTGTTATCCGTGTCATCTTCTCCTATTCAGATTGTTCCTGTTGCTCAAACTACACAGGCTGCTACACCTACGTCTAAGGATGGTTTAGGTAATCTAGGTGGATATGGTGTTTGTTATCCGAAAGGTCATGGATTTACGTATAGTGCTGTTGAGCATGGTGTTATTTTAGGTCTTGTTAATGTTCGGTCTGATATTAATTATCAGCAAGGTTTAAATCGTATGTGGTCTCGTCAGACTCGTTTTGATTTTTATTGGCCATCGTTTGCTCATTTAGGTGAACAAACTGTGCTTAATAAAGAGATTTATGCGCAAGGTACTGCTGGTGCTGGTGCTGATGATAATGCATTTGGTTATCAAGCTAGGTATGATGATTATAGGTATAAGCCATCTATGATAACGGGTGCATTTAGATCCAATGCTACTGGTGCTTTTGATGCATGGCATTTGGCACAGAATTTTGGTGCTTTACCTGTTTTAAATGAATCGTTTATTACATCTGAAACTCCTATGTCTCGAGTTCAAGCTGTTTCTACTGAACCTGATTTCTTCTTTGATGGTTTGTTTAAGTATAATTGTGTTCGTCCAATGCCTGTGTTTGCTGTTCCTGGCTTGGTTGATCATTTTTAGGAGGTTATTATGCCTTTAGGACATATGGATGTTGGTCAATCTTCTGGTCAAGTTGGTCATATGCTTGGATCTGCTGCTACTGGTGCTGCTACTGGTGCTGCTTTTGGCGGCCCTTGGGGTGCCGCAGTAGGTGGTACTACTGCTTTAGTTGGTTCTGGTATTCAGGCTCTTGGTAGTTATGCGACAAATAAAGCCAATATAGCTGAGGCTCGTCGTGCTGAGAATGTTCAGCAAGCTAATTTAGAACGTTTATATAAAGAGCAGACTGCTTCTGCTCAACAGAAAATGGCATTTGAAGAGCGTATGTCTAATACGGCAGTTCAACGCCGTATGGAGGATTTACGTAAAGCTGGTATAAATCCTATTTTGGCGTATCAACAGGGTGGAGCATCAACTCCACCCGGTGCACAAATTCAAGGTTCTACTTCTCATGGCGTGAGAGCTAACATTCAAAATGTGTTAGCTCCTGCTATGGCTACTGGTTTACAGATAATGCGAACTGCTGCTGAGTTAGAACAAATACAAGCACAAACAGATTATATGCGTGCTAATACTGGAAGAATAAAGCAAGGTTCTGCTTTTCAAGTTTATGATCAAGCTTTAGAGCTTGGTAAATATTTAATGGGATTTAGAAAGATATGAAAAACAATAAGAAAAGTATTTGGCAACGACCTAGTGTTTTTATGCCAAAAGGTGAGTCACTTACTAAGCAATCATTCATAGATGAATGTGATATTAATAAGATAATTGCACGCTTTATTAAGACTGGTTCTGATAAAGGATTACAAGGCTCTCCCCTTTCAGAGAAGAATTATGGAGATTTTTCGGATGTTCCAGATTTGATTGGATTGTACGAGCGTATACATACTGCGGAAGAAAGTTTTATGACACTTCCACCTGATGTTAGACGGAAGTTTGAGAATGATCCTTTGCAATTTATGGAATTTGCTTCTGATCCATCTAATTATGATGAGATGCGGGAGCTAGGTTTAGCGACTGAGTCTGCTATACAGGAAGCGACTCCCGCTGTTGAACCGAGCGAGGCGAAAGCCGAGTGAGGAGTGGGGTTAATAATACCCTTGATATATATTAACCCCACTGACACCATTTCGTAGAAATGTGTCTTAGTTTTTTTAAATTTTTTTAAAATTTAAGGAGTTTTTATGGCTAGAAGACGACGAATGTCGAGAAGAAAAAGTAAAAGACTTTTTCGGCGTACGGCAGGCCGTACGCATAAAAAGAATTACCGCCGTCATATGCGAGGCGGATATAGATTGTAGTATATAAAGAAACCCGGGTGCTGTTACACCCGAGCCAACATTAAGGAGTACATAAATGTCTTGTTTGAATCCTATGATCGCTTCGTTAAAGCGAGAAGGTTCCGAGGATATGCGTCCAAGAATATTAAAAGATTGGACTGCTAATTGGAAGAGGAAGCGTAATATTCAATTACCAGATCTTATTGCTCATTATAGAGATACTGGTGAATTAGTCGAGAATACTTTATTACCTTGTCGTAAGTGTTTGTATTGTTTACAAGTACGTTCTAGAGATTGGGCTACTCGTTGTGCCCATGAGGCAAGTTTACATAAGCATAATGCTTTTTTGACTCTTACTTATGCACCTAAACATTTACCTGAGTATGGTTCGTTATGTTTAGATGATATGCAAAAGTTTTTTAAGAGGTTGCGTAAAGCAAATCCTGATTTTAAGATTCGTTATTTTTATTCTGGTGAATATGGTGATGTACGTAAGACTTTTCGCCCTCATTATCATGTAGCCTTGTTTAATTTGGCTATACCTGCTATGCAGTATTGGAAGAGTGAGAATAAGAATAATAATCACTATTACATATCCAGTGAGATGGATAAGATCTGGGGAAAAGGTCGTGTAGTTATAGGAGATTTGACTTATGAAAGTGCTGCGTACATTGCTCGTTACACTCTTAAGAAGAAGTTCGGTAAAGAATCTTCTTCGCGTTATCGTAGATATCATCATCCGACAGGTGAGATAGTACAGTTAAAACCTGAGTTTTCTTGTCCTAGCCGCAGAGGCGGAGGAATAGGTAAAGGTTGGTTTGAAAAATATTGGCGTGACTTGTATCCAAGTGATACATGTGTTATGAATGGTTTCGTGTCTAAACCGCCTGAATATTATGATAAGTTATTGCTTAAGAAAGATCCTGAGATGTATAAGCGTGTTAAGGATAAGCGTAAGCTTGAAGCTTCTAAACCAAAAGATACATCTTTTGCTCGTTTGATAGCACAACAAGTTCATATGGAGCAACGAATGTCTCGTTTAGTGCGTGTTTTAGATGAGTCGTATAATTGAAGTCGTGACAAAATGTCACAAGTTATTACAGGAGTCGTTTTATGATGTTAAGAGTTTATACTTTGTTTGATTCAAAGACTGAAGCATATATTCCACCTTTTTATGCGAAAGCTAAAGGTGATGCTATTCGTCAAATCACTCAAGTTGTTAATGATAAGAATTCTAAGCAGGATTTTGCTAAGTATCCTGAAGATTTTACGTTATTTGAGATAGGTGTATTTGATGATTCTATAGGTAGATTTACACCTCATGAAGCTAATGAAAGTATGGCATGTTTAGTTAGTTTTAAAACTTCTGATCCAGATGTTAATTAATGTTTTAGTGTGTGTCCTATGCTCGTTCTTATTGAATCGGGCATGGGACTTTTTTAAGGAGTATTATGACAAGACACAGGAAAGTAGGACGGAAGCGACCTACAGGTCACACGTTTAGTCAGGCGCCGTCTGTTTCTATGCCTCGCTCTAAATTTAGTCGTACGCATGGTTTAAAGACTACGTTTAATGCAGATGATTTAGTACCTATTTTAGTTGATGAAATGTTGCCTGGAGATACGTTTAATCTTAAGCTTCAT